TCACGACGCATAGCTTGCAGTTTTGCAACTGTCATTTTAGCAGCATCAGAGATATCTAGAGTAACAGCGCTTACTGCGTCGTAAGTTGCTAGACCTTTAACTGGATCACTACCGGAACCAGCACCACGTAGCATAGCACGGTCAACAGCGCGAGCAACACGGCGAACCATAGCGTCACGGATAACAGGCATAATTGCTAATAGAGCGTCTTCTTCTTCTTCGTAAGCAACGTATTCGTTTGTAGCAACTTTATACGCATTTAGAGTGATCTCTTTTAGCGCGTGTGTATCTGTGGTACCAGCGGAAGCTGTTGTACCGAAGGCTGTGTTAGCCATCCATGTAGCAACACCAGCTTCTGGGTTTACAGGAATAGTCATAACGTTAGTGTTCATAGTGATGCTACGTAGGTTAGGAGCAACAACTAAACGACGACGTACTTCGTTTTCCATGTTTGTGGAAACTTCTAGTTCCCATGTAGCGCTAGGTACGTGAGCACCGTACTTTTGTACCATTTGCTGACCGAACTTAGTACCTTCTAAGCTCTTGCCTGCCATTTTAGCTAGAATAACAGCCTTTTCTTTGTCTGCATAAGACATTTCACCTGCTTTAGCATCAGTGAATTGCATACGTGACTTAGTAATTGCTTCTAGTTCTTTTGATTTTTCTGCTAGAGCAGCTTCTAGACCTGCTAATGCAGACTTAGATGCGTCAGCTTGGGCTTCTAGACGTTTTTCAACTTCGGCTAGTAGCTTCTCTGCACCGCTCTCGCCAGTAGTTACTGTAGCAGCAACTGCGGCTTTAACTTTTGCGTCTAATTCGGAAGCAGCTTTTTCGGCAGCAGCTTTTTCAGCGGCAGCTTTCTCTTGTGCTTCTAATAGAGACTTGGTGGCTTGCTCAGCGGCAGCGGCCAACATTTTTTGTAGTTCTTCTGGAGTCATTTCCAATTCCTTCTTAATATCGCTCTTTGCTTCGCCGGAGGCTTCTAGCCCATTAGCTGAGTCGCTTGGGGTAGCAAATTGCATTTTGAAACTCTTAAATTCTTCGGCCGTATCAAACGCCTTAGAAAGACTAAATAGTGTATTTTGATTAGCTGGTACAGACACTACTGAGATTTCGTGTAGTTCCAGTTCTTTTACAACAAACAGCTCTAAGGCTGAATTATATTCCGCATCAACGATACGAAAACCAATGCTAAAGGCGGTTAGCACGCCGTCTTTTACAAGATTAAAAACATCCTCAGCCGCTGCAGAAATTCTTGCTTTTACAAACAGTCCCTTCTCATCAACTCTGTGGTCTGTCATTCTTCCAACAGGTTCACTATGATTGTGGTAAGCAAGAATTACTGGATTTTTCAAGTAATTCTCAATACCTTTTTCCCACACGCCGGCAGGAACAATATCACCGTGTCTATCGACGTCATTAGTGGAAGCATAACCTTCGATGGTTACGCTGTCAATCTTTCCGTCAGCAGTTGGTAGAGGCTCACTCTTAGTAAAAGAACTGTTTAAAAACAGCACTTTATTTTTATCTACCATATTACCCCTTTGTGTTATTCCTTAGCGGAGGCGGGTCTTCCCCCTGTACTAGGATTTGCGGCTGAACCTGCAATATTTGCAGGAATTCGTAAATCATCGTTGCCAGTAATCTTTTCGTAACGCAACTCTACACGAGCTTCGTTTGGACTAATAATACCAGCATTTACTAACGTACTGTGGTACGCAGCAATATCTTTTAATTCAGGCTGTAAGGCGCTAACGGAGCTAGTAATAGCTTCTACGTCATAGCCAAAGTAACGCTCAACAGCACTAATAAACTTACGATTAATAGGTAGTACTGTTTCTAAATAGAATAGTCTTAAGTTAGGCGCAATATTTGCATTATTACCGCCTTGCAAGAGAATTGGTGGAACACCAACAGCTTGCATTATCTTTTCGCCATGAGTTTTAATAGAAACATCAAAATCCATGTCTTTGAAATTTGTTTGCGCTAGCGCGTGTGGCTTTAGCCCACTGTCCAAGATAACCGGACGTTTAGCACCTAGCTTAGTATTATACTTCTGCAACCAGTAGTTAATTGTTTTGTCTTTTGCAACTTGTGATAAGGTGTTATCGGTAGTAAGTACTAATCCGAATATAGCTCCGTTATCAAAGAAGCTTTCCTGAAACTGCTGCATAGAGTACAAGATATTAATACTACGCTCGGCTGGTTCTAGGCGACTAGCTCCACGATAAATACTATCGCTGCTTAAGTCACGGAAATAAAACACTTCTGACTCAGTAAAATCTACAGCACCGTTATAACGGAAGCCACGAATAAATGTTTTGCTGTCAGTTATGATCTCTACGCTAGCTGCTGGTAAGTGGTACATAAAAGTACCATCAAAATGCACAAACGCGTTACCTTCTAGGATAAAGTCTGTGAATAGCGCAGTGCGGAAATCTTGTGCACTTTGGTATGGATTAGGTCTGAAGTTAAGTAGTGTATTCAACGTCTTTTGACGAATACCAACTACAACTCCATCATGTACCTTATCTTTAATGTCATAGTCTAGTGAAGTACATGCACTAGTTAGTAAGTTAACTGGTCGGTTAACTGACTCTAATTTTTTAAAGGCTTTTGTGTAGGCAAGTTTTGAGTCTGTGCCTATCTGAGTACCTTCGGCCTCTGCAATTCTGGTTTGTGCTGGATTCAGCTTTTCGCGGAACCAATTTGCACTTTTTGTAAATACGTTCATCTTATGCCCTATATAAATCTTGCAAAGGGTGAGATGTGTTTAGAAGTATCTACAGATTTTTCACCGGAAACGTGTTTTTCACGCTGTAATTCAATCCAACGTTGCTGTTTAGGTTCTGAACCAACTGCAGGAGCTTTTCCGTATACGGAATGTAGGGCTACGTGATGGGGATTACATAGGGTGTAAACCTTTTCATATAACTCAATTTTGTGCTCTTCAATAAATTCATCACGAACAGCTAAAATGCCTTCGTCCGTTGAAATATCGTAACCTTTTCTGTCAGCCCACATTTCCAAGAGTATTGTAATTGAATGTAAGTGGTGTAGTTCCAAGTCTTTTGTGGTGTCACAAATGTAACACTCAGACTTTTTATCGTATGCTGCTTTCGCTCGGTCGCGAACCCACTTTACAGGAATACGTTTATTTGTGTTTTTGGCCATTTTTTAGTTAGACCTCTTATGATTCCTGTTATTATACCCTGTTAGCACAAAAAAGTCAATACCTGAATTTTTGTTGCAGGTCTTGCATATTAACTTGACTTCTTGGCCACAATGGGGTATAATAGAATAAACAGGGATAAGTAGGTTACAGTGTATATGTGTATAACGCATAACGAATAGCATCCGCCATGTGGGAGTAGTCATCATGCTTTGGACGCTCGCGTTGCAAGCCTTCTTTTGTGTCCCAGCGATACTGGTCAAACACAGCCAGTGAATGTGTGCAGTGAGGTGCTACTTTTAGTCGACCTTGTGCAATTAGTGTTTGTACGTACGCAATACCGGGTAGCACATCCTTTTTGGCTTTGGTGCTGGCAAGATCGTATAGATACGCAAGGTCTGACGCAAACTGTGCAGCCGCACTATCAATAAAGATTGTTTCTACGCCCCACTTCGTGCACAGCTCTAGGAACGCAGTTGCGTGTTGAGCGGTAGTGGCTTCGTTTGCAAGGTACTCGTCTACAATCCAAAACAAGTCTTCAACCTGGTCATAGATAATAACCACGAACGCAGTGGGGTCGCGGTAGCCAGGGTCACAGCCTGCAATGGCTTCGCCACGCAGCTCAGGTGGCGGTTCGCATATGTCGGTTTCGGCTAGCGAATAAATTTGACCCTCAAACACCGTGAATGAAGCAAGGTACTCTTGTTCAAATTCTGCACGAGACATTGACTTGCGTGCTTCAGCCACATCGGACTCACTCATGCGAACATTCTCCGAATAATCCGCTTGAAGCGATACCCATTCCGGAAAATTCGAGTCAAAACCACGATTCCAAAATTGACTAAACCAGTTGTTGCGACCACGAGGTGTTGAAATAAAAATCGCTTTGGCTCCGGGCTTGTCTAGCGTAGGACGTAGCGCAACGTTAAATGCTGCTTCACCGTCACTACCAAGTGCAGCTTCGTCAAAGATGATAAGGTCATACGATCTACCAACGCAACTATCTACTGTTGACAGTGAACCCATGCGGATTGTGGAACCATTTTCTAGTTCAATAATCTTGTCTTTTAGGTTATCACGCGCAACTTCAAGGTCAAAGTGCTTTATTAGCTTACGTTGCAGCTCAAAACTAATCCCCGACAAGTTATAGTTTGGCGACATGATTAGTACATTCGACCCAGGTACTAGTGAGACAAGTTGCCCTACTACATTGGCAATATAAGTTTTGCCAAGGCGTCGTGCTAGTGCAGCACACACAAAACGGTACTTGGGGTCATTGACTGCGTTGATTAGTGCAATTTGGGGTCGGTTAACCGTATCCCAGATTCCTAGCATTTTAAGGTAGTTGGTAATCGGCAGCTTAATAAACCGCTGAGTAGCTGGGAAATCTACGATGTAATCACGTTCTACATCAGGTCGACTAATAGTTAGCATTAAACTCCGTCCCCACTAATAAGGCGCGACACCAGTTGCGAATACTTGCTACCGTCTAGGCCTTCATTGATTTGCACGTTTACTTGCTTTGAGGGTGCAGTTCCGGACCTCAGCTTTTCTAGCTGAATTTCACGGTCTAGTAAGTCCATCGACATTTTATGCGATAGTGCGAGCAGTTCCGATATATCCTTTGTAGATCCGGTGCCGGCTTCGTGTAGTTCTTTGAATTTTACCCGGATTAGTGCATCCATTGCAGCACGCATTTCAAACTTGTTGTTGAATCCGGTATCCATGAAAACATGGTCAATATAAGCCTTGACTTCACGGCGCTTGAGTATCTCGGTTACAAGGTCCGGAGCCATATCTAGTTCGTCAGCAACTCGTTTAGCATCCTGGAGCTGCAGGTAAGCATTAGCCACTTCCAGTGCTTCGGGAGCAATTTGAATGGTTTGTGCAGGTAAATTTTGCGTCATAAGTGTAGTCCTTTGGGTGGATTATATCACGGGGGGTAGTAGTGGGGCAAGTTGGAAATTTTGGTGGGTTGTGGAGGGTTGGGCAACCGAGGACAGGCGGAACGGTTGGAATAACTGCCACGGTTGGAATAACTGCCACGGTTGGAATAACTGCCACGGTTTAGGGTCAGCGTTACGCTAGCCAGGCTCGGCACCTTATGGTGTTTCAAAAAATACCTCATAGGCCGCATGTGGGTGGGCGATTAGGCGTTTTTGTAAACAAAAGTCTACTAACCGCCCCGGGTAGTCTTGTAAACCAAAGGGTACATAGGGTAAACACCTAGAAAATAATTGTGAAAATGCTTGCACGACCCAAATTTTTTGCTATAATAGATACATCGTAACAAGGAAACGACATGAAAGAATTTTTTAAAGATTTATTGCAAGCCACAATTTTTGCTTCTTGCATTGGCTTGCCTTTTGTGTTATACTTTGCTTTTGTAATGAAACCCTGAAAGGAACTGTGAAATGACTGCTAAGACTGTGAATTATACATCTGAGCAAACTGCTCAGATGATCGCTGACTACCAAGCTGGTACAACTGTTGAGGCTATTGCTGAGACACTTGGTAAAACTGTACGGTCTGTTGTTGCCAAACTTTCGCGTGAGAAAGTTTACCAGGCAAAGACTTATAAAACTAAGTCTGGTGAGGCGGTAGTCAAGAAAGATGCTGTTGCCGATTACATTGCCCAAGCATTGGGAATGAATGAGGCTGATGCTGATTCGTTGACTAAGGCTAACAAAACTGCACTGAAAGCCATTGCAGATTTTATTCAGGCTGAGAAATCCTGATACAAAGGGCTTAAGCCCTTTGCCCACAGAAATGAATACTTTCGTTTCTGTGGGCGCCAATTATATCACATATAATTAGGGCGTGTCAAGGGTTTTTCCATTGATTTTTTCAATCGTGTCGATAAATAAATACAATCGGAAATTTGTGGAAAGCGTGGAAAATGTGGGCGAATCCGTGTATAATAAACGCATACACTGAAAAGGAACTGAAAAATGGCAAAGATTACTAAAGTTAGCATTTACGACATGGATGGTACTATCGTTTGCAGTTTGCACAGATACCGCACAATCGTTGACGATAACGGCGAACGCATTGATTTGGATTATTGGAGAGAAAACGAATATCGCGCAATGGATGATTCATTGCTACCATTAGCCGCACAATATCGTGAGGATTTGAAAAATGAAAATTGTTTTGTCATTATTGCTACTGCCCGTGTTTTGCGTGACGCTGATAACGCATTTATTCGTGATGTATTGGGCGAGCCTGATTATATTATTTCCCGCATGGATGGTGATACCACTTCAGGCGGTAAATTGAAAATCGCTGGTTTGGCTAAATTCTTTAATCTGAAACCATTTGCAAATGCTGAATTTACATTTTATGAGGATAATACCACTTATTTAAAAGCCGTTTGTGACCGCTTTAATATTCGTGGGGTTTATGTTCCAAGCAAACAAGGCCACTAATATATAATCCCTTCGGGGATTATATTTGAATTAATCTGGAGAATATAAAATGCAACCTTCTCACGTTCTTGATTTTGTTGATTTTAAAATTGCACAATATCAGCCACGATATAATGCCAGTAAATCTAAATTTGATTCTATGCTGGAAATATATAAATCAGCATCATGGTTTAAAAAATTTGTAACTGATAATCCGTGTGATTCACATTGGGAACATTGGTGGGTTGGTTCTTGGATTGACGAATTAAATGATATTCGCCGTGAGGCTGAATATAAAAAGAAAATGGATTATATGAGAATGGATATTCCAGAAAATTGGCATAAACATTTTTATAAATGGGCTGAAGATAATAAAATCCCTTTTTAACACTTTTGTTTGCAAACCAAAAATGAATACTTTGGTTTGCAGAACTTGCGCCAAAATTATATCATATAATTTTCGCCCGTGTCAATAGGGTAAACCCCTAATTTGCACAAATACAACAAAAATAAATTTCAAAAAATTTTTGCCACCACCGGAAAAAATCGGGTATAATTTGCTCATGGACAAAAAAGCACTTTTAAAGCATTTGAAGCTCGAAACTGTAATGATTTGGGATTCACTTTGCGAATTATATACACCTTTGGTTCACTACAATGAGCCAAAAATAGAACTTAACCCCTATTTTTGGCGTTGTGCTGGTGCGTGTTTTCAGAAAGAAAACCGCATACAAATGGCTTACAAATTCTTTAAATCGAATACTACCAACTACCATTACATGATGGATGTAATACTTCCGCATGAAATTATCCATCAAGCGGATTACAATCTTTTCGGTGAAAGCGAAAAAATTTGTGGACATGGTGAAAATTGGCAAAAAATCATGTTAGAATATGGCTTAGAAGCTAACCCGCATCACACAATGGAGATTCCTAAAAATGCTTAATATCTTGTCTTGGTTTGGTACTTTCGTTTCAATTTTGGGTTCGTTTGCTGTTGCAAGCGCAATGTTTAAAATTGGTTATGTTTTGTTTACTTTTGGTTCCTTGTCTTGGCTTATCGTGGCTTTTGTAAAACGCGACAAGGCTTTGGGGGTTTTGAATGGCACATTTTTTGCGGCCAACTTGTTGGGAATTTACAACAACTTTTTTTAAATGTTTTTGTGAATTCTCCCAAAATCGTGTTATAATCTAGGCTTACCAACTGAAAGCAACCCATGGCTAAAAAACAATTCTTCGCTATCTTGGACACCGAAACCACAATCGAAAACACTGTAGCCGATTTTGCCATTATTATCGTTGATCGTCAGGGCAAAATCCATAATCAATGCGCTGTTTTGATTAATGGCCATTATAATAATTTTGAATTGTTCCATGATAAAAAAGCCAACGACATTTGGGGTTATGCCGGTTTGGAAAAACGTAAAGCCAATTATGTGAAAATGCTGGATTCAGGCACTCGAATGCTTGCTTCGGTTAATGCTGTTAATAAATGGATTAATCAAGCCATTGGTAAATATAATCCTACTCTTACTGCCTATAATCTGGCATTTGATTTGGATAAATGCAATAATACGGGTATTGATTTGTCAGGCTTTACTGAAAAGTTTTGTTTGTGGCAAGCCGCTATCGGTAATATCTGCAATAAAAAACAATATCGTGATTTTGTTTTGCAAAATCACCTTTTCAATAAGCCTACTATTAAGGGCAATATGACATTTTCAACAACTGCGGAATCAGTTTGTGGTTATATTGACGGCGAATTTAAAATCGAGCCGCATACTGCCCTAGAAGATGCACGCGATTTTGAATTGCCTATTTTGCAGGCGGTTATTAATAAACGTGACTGGCGTGAGAAAATGACCCCATATAATTGGAAACAATTTCAGGTCAAAGATAACTTCAAAGCGGCTTAATATAATAACCCTTCGGGGTTATTATCTCAAAGGATAATAAAATGGAAATTATTGGCTGGATTGGCGGTATTTTATTGGCATTTTGCGGATTACCACAGGCATGGGAATCATATAAAACAAAATCGTCAGCGGGATTAACTTGGGGGTTTCTGATTATGTGGGGCGTGGGCGAATTATTCACGATTGTTTATATTATTCCAAAATGGCATTGGCCCCTGATTTTTAATTATACGGCAAATATTATATTTATTTCTGTAATCACCTATTATAAAATAAAACCTAAAAAATAAAATAACCCGCTTTGGCGGGTTTTATTTTGCCCAAAATAAAATGTAACACTTTAGTTTGCCATTTCATTTTGCAAACAAAAGTATTACTTTTGGGCGCGCCAATTATACTTGTATAATTGTGCCCGTGTCAAGCAAAAAATGCAAATATTTTGCACTTTGTTACAATTTATTTTTTCGTTGTATTTTTACCACACTTGAATTTTTTGGCCAAAATCGGATATAATAAAGGCTTAGCAGGGCACAAAGGAAAACACGGAATAACCCCACAAACTCTAGGGGCTTGCAAGATTCCAAAACTCTGCTATAATAGAGACTTCAACACACAACACACAAGGAAAAAATCATGACTGCAAAAACTGTAAACTACACTGCCGAACAAACCGCTAAAATTGTGGCTGATTATCAGTCTGGTGTAACCGTGGAAACAATCGCCGAA